CAGTCTATCAAAGTCGGATCCTGTAGCTCCGGAAATAGCTGCTACAGACGACATAGCATTCTCAAAATTCGCGCCAGCGCTTATTGCACCAGCAGTCAAGCTTTTCAGTCCGCTTCCGATTGCCGAGACTGCCTTGGATCCAATCGCCGCCATAGCACCAAATCCAATTCCACTTGTAAGCGTATTTTTCAGATTATCAGCATAACTGCTACATGATTTCATCATTGACGAGAAGTTTTTATCTTCCGCGCACAAAACCGCTTTTACGCTATAAGATTCTGCCATCTGTTCGCCCTCCTTTCTTTAACAACTTGGATATTCCAACAAAACGCGGATCGCTCTTCTTATGTTTCTTTTCCTTCACATTTTTTAATTCTTTTTCATAGTCGAAGAAATTTCGGAATCTTTTGTATACTGGCACTGTTTTCTTCCCAGATTTTTTCTGCGCCTGGGCAGCAAAATTCAGAAAGGCTTGCCGATGTGCCCTGTATTCGTCGTCTACTATCCGATATCTCAGCGCTTCCATCATAATTTCGTACTGTGCTATCGTCAGACGATCAACCTGCTCAAACGATGTGAATCCCAAATACCGGAAGCAGCTGATTGCAGCTTCCCGGTATTGTTCTTCGAAGCTCGCCTCTTCATGAGTTATATCGCCTACTTCTTCGCTTTTTCTTCCTCGATCGTCTTCTCGAGATTCTGGACGCATTTCTTCGTAGCATTTGCACTCTTTAAGAAACCCATCGTATCTTCGAAGAGCTGATTGATATCGGTATCCGGATCATCAATATATTCATCCAGAATTTCTGTAGTTGCTCTCGGATTCTGCCCTTTATTAGCTACGAGTAACAGATCCTCAAGAGCCTCTACATCTCCGTCCATGATCCCTGCCACAGCGTATCTCAGGCCAATATTCTTCTTGGCATCTTTTACTCCGTCTACCGGCATGCTTACTTTCTTGTTCATTTCTCTCATGAATCCCATGCCAAAATTAAACTGATACACCTGTCCGTTGATTGTAAGTTCCATATCGTTTTTCTCCTTTACTATTCAAAAAGAGGACGATTTCTCGCCCTCAACACTTTTACGCTCCTGTTTTTGTCGTATCTGTAAATACGTAAGCTGCTATTTCCTGCTGCGCGGTCGTTACGGTTACATCACCTTTCTGACCGGTTCCATTGACACCAAAGGTAAGAGACACCTCCACCATATCTTCGGCGTTTGAAGTCTTTTCTACCTCCGTCACATAGCCCTGGAAGTATTTTCCTTTAAATTTATTGCTTCCGCCGGATGCTGGATCATCCAGATTTGCTTCCCAGATCTCGACCAGTTCATCATTGATCATGGCATCTTCAAGAGAGTCGATCAGTGTGTCGCCCTTGGCAAGAATACTGGTTGCCGTAATCTCAACCTCGGCTGCTCCCGGGGTACGGATCGTGCCATCCTTTGTCTCTGTGGTATCGGCATCCTTGCTTGTCGTTCTGCCGTTCTCTGTCGTAAACGCTAATGCTGTAGCTGCATTTTTAGCCGCATCTTTTTTAAGGCGGTACAGATAAACGATCTTTTTACCACGTACCGCATCTGCGAATAACTGTAAATCAATTGTTTTTCCCATGCTGTTCTCCTAACTAAATAAAAAAGTCACTTCCACGATACCGTGAAGAAGTGGCTGGTTGGTGGTTGTGTCCGGCAATATTCTCTGATTTAAGTCCTGCACGGACCAGGAAAAGTTGCCGGTATGTTCCAGATGTCTGCAAACCTGCTTGATCTGCAGAAGCATCTGCGAAACTGTGCCGCGCTGCCGCGGATTGTCGTGCCAAACGTGGATTGTCTGACTTACAGTGCCGAATACAGCCGTTTTGTTGGCCCGATCATTCAAGTCACTGTCCGCCAGATAGATAAACGGGTATGGCGTACCTTCCGGCGGTAAAAACGTGTCATACACACCGTCTGGATACTGTTTTTTTAATTCCAGAAGCAACGCACTGAATAATTCCTGCTGTGGGTCCATGATGTCACCTCGTAAGCTTTTTCAAATCGGATTTGAACTTCTCTTTCTGCGCTGTGTAGGAAGGACGCATATATGGCTGTGCACTCATGTACCGAGTTCCATACTCCACGTATGCCGCATATTCTGCTGTTGGCTCCACTTCAGCCGTAAGACCGCCATCTCGGATCTCAAGACCAATACTCCGTTTCAGTGTACCGGTATCCACTGGCGCTTTTCTCTGTGACGCCTCCTGCAAAGCTTTTCCGTTTTCCTTTACCACCCGCTTAATATCACTCATCTGCACGTTTTTCTTCAATTTGACCTGCAGTTTCTCCATTCCTTCCAGCTTGATTTTCGGCATCAGACCACCTCCGACAGAATAAAAGTCTGTTTCACGCGAAGTTTCCGCGTATAGTCCACTCTATAGGTTGTGTTCCCGATCCGGATCCGGTCAAACGGCTTCTGGTAATGATTTTGAAGCTGTACGGTCACGCTGCCCTGACGGATTCCTCCGTATACGATCTGCATGATCTCTGCCCTCGTATCCATCACAGAAGCCATTTTCTGCACCTCTGTGACCTGGTCTGCAGCATAGTTTCCGGTTTTCGAATCATATTCGCCCGGCAGGACCCGTTGGAAGAAAACTGGTGTATCATATCTCACAGAAACTTTACCTTTCCCTTTCTTGCCTCCCGCTGGCTGTCCAGATAGGACTGAATATCATCCATGTACCCGGCAAAATCATTTTCTGACCAGGAAAGGCTTTCGCCCTCAACACTGTGAGAGGAGAGCCCTTCCGAGCCGATCCGGTTGAATCGAATGACTGAAACATCCAATATGATGTATTCCATCTCTTCCGGCGGCTCCAGACCGCCAAGAAGAAATTTCAGCCGCTGTTTTGTGGCATTCAGAATCAGCTGTAACTGCTGTTCTGTCTTTTTGTCTGTATCTTCCAGTCCAAGAAGCAGTTTCAGATCTTCGATCATAGGCTGCCTCCTACTCTGCCAAGGAATCTACTGCCTTATTCTTGCTTTTCCCTTTGCCTGCCTTTTCCGGCTCCACCAGCTCGATCAGCGGGATACCACGCAGATTTTCAGCAGATGCAAGCTCTGCCAGTCGGGCTTCGGATACCTTAAGCCCCTCACGCGGGAAGATATCGCCTGTTCTGTATTCATGGTCATCGTCCTGCAAATCAGTAAAATACTCGATTACTCTGTACATATACCATCACCCTTTCTCAGCTTTTCACAGCTACTGTTACGTCGCCAGAACGAACTGCTTTGTAGTTCTGGTCGCACTCAACCAATGTGATATGATGGCCAGCGGTAGATGCGATCTCGGATTCTCCATCCCATTTGCTCCAGTTTTTCACATCATCGCCGTATTTTACCGCGGTCGCAGATGCTGCATCTTTGTACTTCCAGCAGTTTTTCATAGACATCAGCTGCTCTTTTACGGAAATCTTTGTTTTTCCTGTCTCAGATCCTTCTGCCGCCGTTACGGTCAGTTTTCCGAGAGTCTGTGTATCTGCTCCACCGACGGAAATATAGGCGATAGCGTCCAGGTATTCGCAGAATAAGCGCAGACCCATAATGGCGTACAGATCCGAAATGGCTCTCTCATAGGTGCCCTGTGCATGGAAGCCGATGAAGTGAGTGGTTGGGTCTGTCGTGTAGCTGAGGCCTGCCTTTACGAACTCAGAATCGCCCGGATCGATATAATATCCGACGATGTTGTTGAGTGGAGTAGCGATGACGACGTTTTCCGGAATTTCAGAGCTTACGAACACGACATCAGCGCCAAGAAATTTCTTCATGTACTCAAAGCCGAACGCCGTCTGCAGTGTGATGTCCGCAGCGCCGACGTATTTGTATACATCCAGTGTATTCACCCACACTGCTACGCCCGTAGCCGTTCTTCTCATCTTTTTGAATTTATCTTTGACTTTTCCAATTGCCATAGCAACTGCCATCTGCCAGGTACTTTCATGGCCGGTCAGAGAACCTGCTTTCAGCTGTGCATACAGCTTGTCCATAACAACGTTCTGCAGATCAGTTTTAAACTCTTCATCAGTGTCCTGTACTGCGGCATCGTATCCCTTTTCTGCGATTGCCTCCAGGGTAACACCTTTGCGGTATTTGCTGATCTTGATGGTGTCGAACGGGATCTCTTCCACAGCGTACTGAGAGTACGGGATTTCTTCGCCCTCTGCGACCTCACCGGACTGCAGGGTTCCTGTTACCTTTTTTGTCTTTAAAACAGTATTGTTATCTTTCTTGATCATTCGGATAATGCCCAGGACATCAAGCAGCGCCTGAATGTTTTTGCCGAAAGATGTTACAAAGTCAATCTCGCGGGCCTTTACCTGGATCTGTGCCTGCCCCGTCATGTTATCCGGTGCTGCAAACACCTGCAGCCCTAATTTTCCAATTTTATGCATGTGTATTCCTCCTACTGAAATAATGCGATGTTTTCCGCAATCAGCCGCTGCCGCTCAATCGGGTTGCTGATTGCAAGAATCTGTTCTTTTGTCACAGCGCCCTTTCCGCCGGATCCGCCCTTTGGTGCATTTCCTTTCAGGGCGTCTTTTACGGCAGCCTGTACTGCATCCTTGTACATCTTCGCGAAAGCTTCAACTGCCGTCTTGGTGTCTTCAGCGCTTTCTGATACCAGATGTGCCAGAAGTTCATCCGGGATGTTGATTTCCTCATCTGCCAGCATCTTTCTGGCTGTCTTTGACATCTCCGAAAGTGCGTTCTGCCGTTTCAGATCCGCCAGTTCTTTCTCCAGCTTTCGGGTTTTGTACTCCGATTTCTCTTCTTTTGTCATCTTTGCGAGCTTTTCCGCCTCTGAAAGCTTGTCATCAGTCAGTGCCTGCCACTTTTCCTGTGCTTTGGTCACTGCTGTGTTTACCGCTTTCTGGACCCTGCGGTCGAACTCTGCTTGATTCTCTGCCTGCCCAAGAAAATCGTCAAATGACATCTCATTGCCGCCATCTCCAGAACCTGCTCCAGCTCCGTCCTCGTTTCCGTCTCCGGCTCCGCTACCGTCTCCTTCGCCGTCTGCAAATAACTGCAGGTTAATCATTGGGATTCCCCAATGATAATGGTTGTTTTTGTACTTCATTATTTTTCGGTCCTTTCTGCCCCGTCCCGTTCTGTAATAGCCCCGTGCCGTTGCTCCAGAATCATAGTTTAACGACATTTCGGTCACATCGGTTACACGATCCGGACATGCTCCGGAAATTCATCGGCCATCAGGCAGATGCCGACAAAAAAGGAATCCACCAGAGTTCTTGCTCTCTCTGATAGATTCCCATACTGTATATCAACCCAGCCGGGCGATACTTCGTATTCTATTTCATCCCTTGTCAGATCCTCGATCGAGCGGATCAGCGTCCGCACGAGGCTGGAAACGCCTGCGCAGACAATGTCCTGCCCGTGCGGTGCATACATTGCATGGCCGGATACAGTCAATCGGTCTTTTCTTACCGTTACATCAATCAACAGTCATCACATCCTTTCATTCCGGCTGTTCCCTGCCGGTGGGAGATGTATGGATCACCGCTTTTCTACTCTGCTGTGTAATCTTCAATGACCGGAATACCGTACTCAATAGCACATGTATTTTCGATCTTGCACCCTCTGGCATCCTGCCAGCCTTTCGCAAAGTAGGCAATGTCAGCACCAGCCAGAAGTTCCAGGGATTTTCCAAGGAACCAGAGTGGCTTTGCATCCACCGGAGCTTCCTGGAAGAAAGAATCAATAACCTCTACTTGCTCTCCAATCACGTCTTCTGCACTCTTGATTGCTTTCTTACGTTCTGCAAGGATATCTTCATCAGACTTTCCTTTCATTGGCTGTGAAATAAACAATTTCTTCATGATTAATCCTCCTAATCTGCAAACACCCAATCATCTGCAAGCATATCTGCCTGACTTGCGAGCCATCCCATCTGTACTCCTGATGTTCCGACAAATGCGATAGCCATGTTTCCGATAGCATCATGCTCGCAATTCACGATCTCCCCATCCGGCGTCTTATAAGAAATCCCAGTGGCGAGCTGAATGTACTGCTTTTTGCCGTTCCATCCTTTACGAGCCACCTTAAGTCCTCTTTTCAGATAACGGATAGCATCTCCAAAGCCAAATGTTGACTGACCGCCAAGAACACCACAATTCTTTTCATCAGCAATCATCCAATCATCCCTCTGTGTGTGCATGAAAGTATATTCCACTCTCTGTGTTTCACGGATATCAAGAACTTCTCCCTGTCCTTTGTCGGAATCTTTTGATCTGCAATGAATCATAATTGTCTGCTTATCAATGTCCCAACACCAGTAACCATTCCAACCAGGAAGTTTCACCTTTTCTCCATGTTTCATTGCTTCAAATGCTTCTTTGAAATTCATGATTTACTACCTCCTATTCTTCTGTATGACATGTATTTGTTATTTTACCATATACATCCTCATAAAGTTCCTGCTTGTCACCGTTGTAGGTGTATTCGGCATAGATACCATCTCCGCTGATAGTGGTTGATGCAAGGCACTTATAATTCTGAAGTGTTTTGCATGACCATACCACGAATACATTTCCAAGGTCGATCTGAACTTCCGGTCTGTTCTTGTGGTACCATTCAACGAGTTTCTTCTGTGCTACACTCTCGAAATGTGCCATTCCTGTGATAATCATATTTCACCTTGTCCTTTCTTAAAAATGTGTATAAAAATACCACCGGCCTCTCGACTGGTGGTTAATTATACAAATGGAACCATTTCTTTTACGTCTTTCAATGTCCTTTTTGCCTTTTCGATCAATGAATTCTCAAACAGATATGAAATACCTTTGGGCGTGATAATAGCATCCGGCAGATCGCCTAAAAGAACGCCATCTTTCGTATGATTAACAGCAATGCCTTTTACATATTCTTCCGTAATCAGGCTTAAAATGATATACTGCCAATAATTCTCAGGAATATTATAAGCTGATGCTGTAAGGTAACACGCTTCTGGTTTTTCACCCTTTTTCAAGCATTCATACAGATATTTCAGTACCTGGTATACAATCACGAAATAATCATTCTGAGCCATTTGTCCTGTCTCCTTATCATCAGTTGATAATTAACTGATTCTTGCAAGAATCACAGTAAAAAGTATTGGTTTTTTCACGGTCGCCAACAGGAATCATGATTCCTGTTTTACATTTTTTGCACAAAACTTTTTCGCCTTTCCTCAAGAGCTTTACTCTCTCATGAGGCGGAATATTCAGAGTATTCGTCATAAACAATCACTCCCATTTCAGATTCGGATATTTATCATTTATATGATTAATTATATCCTGGAGCACTTTCTCTGTCAATTCAATGTTTTGATGCCTGTACTCGTTCACATAGCATTGCAGTTCTTGACTTTTGGTATTTGGCTTGTTGATTTTGGCATGCGTGGCCTCGTGAATCACCGTAATAGCCGTTTCACGAACCGTTTTGGTATTATCAGCATAAATGTTGATTTCTCCATCTTCGAAAAGTCCGTCCAGTCCTTCATCAACATCAACTCCGTACCATACCTTTATTTGAATATCATTTTCCTGAAGATATTCCAACATTTCCGTTCCGATGCTGGACTTTTTCATTTCTTTCATGATATTTCGAGGTTTGATAACGTCTCGCCCCTTTGATCTGCCATCCAATGTTTGGAATATTCCTTCGTTGTCTTTATATCTTGCCTTTCTGTTTTTCGATGCTTCCCATTCTTCTGTGGTACCACCCTGTTCCAGAAAGTCCAACCATTTCTCATATTCTGCACTGTCTTCATAGGCTGCCGTGGAGCAGTGACACCGCGGATGCATCGGCGGCGCGTTCGTCCCCGGCATCATATCCTGCACTTTGAAATGCTTACCATCCAACGCCTGGCACCGCTCGCAGACATCTGCATTCCCGCAGGCAACGTATGTATATTCTTCGAATCCATTTCGAATATAGGACTGCTTCTGCGCTTCTGTCTGGACTCTGGCAAGCTCCGTGACCATGAGCCGCTCTGCATCCTCCCGGCTTGCACCGAAGCGTTTCTGCAGGTGCACCGCAAGCTCCCGCGGGTTCTTGCCCTGGATTAGCCCTGTTTTCAGCAGCTTGTCCAGCTCTGCTTTCAGCATATCCTGATACATCCAGATTCGATCGGAATAAGTGGCGTTATGGAATGACGCATCGACAATTGCCCGCGCCATTTTCCCATTTTCCTGCACGGAATTGCCAAGAATACCCGCCTGCCTGCGAAATTCTTCTATTGTCTGCTGTGTCAGCGTCTGATCAAAGTATTTCTGCAGTTCGTCGAAGCCGGATACCATTTCCAGCCCGATATTGGCTTTCAGCAGCTCCAGGCGATTGATTTTCATGGTCGCATTGTACAACCGCATCTCTTCATTCGCCTGATCAGAAAAATCTTTTTCTTTGACGTATTTTGCGGCTTTCCTTCCATATTCTTCGATGTCAAGCTTGGAAACTCTCCTTTTTGCCTCCGCCAGCGAGATTCCCTCTTTTGTGGCGTACTTTGCATAAAATCCATCGATCTCCTTCTGGATCTGGTCTGCCATATATGCATAGGTCTTCCGGATCTCTTCTGCATAGGCCTGCTCCGCCATCTTATTCTTCTTAGCATGCTCCGTCTCACGCTTCTGCCAGTATTCCTTACTCGTCATCCTGTCCACCGCCGCCAAACATCTGCTCCATCACAGGATCCGCTCTCATCTTATCCTGATCAGCATCGATTTTCTTAATCTCGTCCTGTGCATTATCCACGATAGACAGCACGCCCAGCTGTGTTTCCTGGCTGACAACGCCTTCCAGATTCTTCGCGATCTCTGCCTCTTCCTGCAGGTTTGCCGGGAAGTTCGGCGTAAAGTGTGGATGGATCTTCACCCAGTCATCTTTTTTCATCCCCGAGACCGGATTTGAGAAGATCAGACGGTACCGCCGGTTCATACCGCTGGTAAATTTCCGTTCCTTCGTCTTTTCCAGGTTGCTCATCGCCTGCAGCTTATACTTCATGGCGATACCGGAGCTGGTACCAAAATTCTCATCCGAGATATTGGCTACCATGCTGATATGGAAGATGAGCTTTTCCAGTCGATCGATCAGATGCTCCTGTGTAGTGTCTCCATCTGGCTTCTGAAGAAATTCAACGATCAACCGCTCGGTATCTCCATCAAAGTTAATGATTCTGTCGTCCCGGATATGCGCCACATCATCTTCTTCCAGCTTGGATCCAAGAACTTTCAGATAAGCATCCGCGAAATAGTCAACATCATTGGCCTTCTCGCTGATCGCCTTATTGTATGCGTTGATCATCGTAAGCACCGGTTCGAAGATTCCCATCCGCTCCTTGTTTTCTACGTACTCAGATGCCGGAACGCCATCAAAGCCGTGTATCTTCTCGTCTGCATCCCAGATCAGCTTTCCCTTTATTGTGAACCATCGAACCTTCGTCTCATCTGAAACGCTGCCATGAAGGATCTGATTCGAATCGTAATACAGCCGCACGAAATACCGTTCCCTTTCCAGCACGGAATCATCGTAAATCATGAATGCATCCAACGGGCTTAGATAGGTAATGCCGATGTTTCCGTTCTCATCGACATAATACATTTCATAGCCCTTGCCGAAAATGCTGCAGATTTTGGACAGCTCAGCATTGTTATCGTCCTGATCGTTGTACTGGTCCAGAAATTCAACATACTTCGCAACTGCTTCGTTCCCATTGTCGACCTGCATTTTGATGGCATTTCCGATAAAAAAACCGTTCATCGTATCCACGATGTATTTGGCAAAATTAACCATAATCCGGTTGTCTGGCTTCCATTTCGGCTTTAACGGCTCATGCAGGATCGGATACTCCGTCTCGTAGGCCTCCTGCAGTCTACTGTAACGAAATGCGCACTCTCCGGAATGCCGTATAATAAATTCGTTCAGTTTGGCATCCGTCAGCGTCTCTTCCGACGGCAGCCTGTACAAATTCGTCCACACCTCTATATCCCTCCTTTCACTTTTCTGTTAAGCCGCGGCTTCGCTTTACGTTCTTCCTCAATGGAATACCGAAGCATCGCCATGGCATCATCAAAAAATGGAACTGGCTCTTCGAGATAAGTGTTGGTATGCTCATCCTTCTTCCACTTCCATTGCTGAATTTCTTTTATTGTATTGACGCAGGACGGGTAGATATGGATCCTGTGCTGTTTCAAATAGTCTATCTGGGCATGCACGCTGTTCGGCTCTTTCTGCACACCTTTTGCGCGGTATCCCGCCTTCTGCCACATCTTGATACGGTCCGGCTCCGCAGAATCGCACCACATACGCAGGCGCTTGCTGAACTGCCCTTCCGCCAGCCGGATGATCTCATCCGTATCCATCGCATACACGTACAGCTCCCGACATAGATACAGCTCTCCGTCCTTGAAACCGACCTCGCCGATGCAGTTTGCATGGTTGAATCCGAAGTCCTGTGCATTGACCATGTAGTCGAATCGTTCCGGCGAGCGGTCAAATTCTTCAACAACATAGTTTTTGAGGATCAGTCCGGCGACCTCTCCCCATTCCCCCAGGCCATATACCCGATACCCTTCTGGATCCACTTCCTTACGCCGCATCATACGTCTTCGGTAGGCATCATCAATAAAGCGGTTCTGCTCGTAGGTTGACTGATGTGTCAGAACATCCGGATCTGACCGGTCAAAGAACACACGCTTAATCCAGTGGTACGCCGATACCGGGTTGAACGTCATCCGTATCTGATAGAACTGTCCATCCGGCAGTTCACCACGGAGACGGTCATCAATGATCTCGAAGTCCGCCTGCGTAATTTCCGTGGCTTCTTCAATCCACACATCGGTCAACTTTCCACGCTTGAAAGTAATGGATTTCAGCTTTTCACGCTGTTTCTCATCATTGACTCCACGGAAAATGATCTGATTCCGGTTGATCTTACACTCCATAATCATGTTGGAACTGTTGATGTGCCAATATCTCTTATACTGCTCCCCAAACATACGAAAAATAGCACCCTGCAATTCTGCAAAAGTGCTATCCCTGTTTGTCACGTCCGCCTTTCGAACGCATAGAAGATTTCTTCCCGGATCCTGCATCAGCCGCAGGATATAATTCTGCGCCGTATCAACACTCTTTCCTGATCCAGCAGAGCCTTTCATAACGATATATCTTTTCCGGGAACGGTCAACTTCTTTGAAGCCCGGATTCATCTGGACGTTTATATTCATCCGGAATCGTCCTCCCCGTAGTCAATCGTGATGTTGAGATCCATATCGGTTGCCACATCAACTTTCTCTGTATACAGTCCGTATCGCTTGCCGAGAAGCTCCGCAGCCTTTAAGCGCTCTTTCTCAGACGGTGCCTTTTCGATGGTTCGTGCCTCGGAGCAGCCGTCGCCGGTTCCTTCAACTACAATTTCTGTGGAACTGCTTTTTCCGCGAAGCACGGAAGTCAGATACTCTATTACTTCCTGGGCGTCCGCCGTCTTCTCGTTGTGGATCTCTTCCATCCGATCAGCTATATATTTTTTAACGTTAACATTAGTTAACAATCTGCTTGCCGCCGCTTTAGCTACTTCATCACTTTTCACGCCTTTATACACTGCTTTATATGCCCGAGTGGCGTTCAAATCACTCAAATATTCATCGCAAAACTTTTTCTGTTTTTCCGTCACTCAAGCTCACCTCATTTCTGCACGCAAAAATTCCCCGCATCTCTGCGAGGAATCCTTGTATAAGAGTAACAAATCGGAGAATCTCCATCCACTGGAGAGTTGGAACGGCAGGATTCGAACCTGCGCCTCGTGCCGGCGTCTCTGCGCTCTCCTTGAGCTACGTTCCAATAGGCGCAGGGTGTGCACGCCCAGCACCGTACATCATTTGGCTCTGCCAAGGTTGATGCCGACCTTATTCAGTGGCCAGGTTGTGATGCCTGGTCACTGATCAAAATACATTCACAAGGAGGTAAAGAAAAGATGAAACCCTTCCTGCCGTTCTTCCATGATACACTATAACATTTTGAATCGTAACATATGTAACAAACGTAACAAAGTTTACTCTTTCTCGAAAAATCTTTGAAATTCCATTTTCACACTGCCCTCCGTAGCTTTCCGCCCCAGTTTACTTGCCACCTGGCTCCAGCTCATCTCCTCGAAGACTCTGTACTTGATGATCCGCTGCATCCTCTGTGGAATGTGGTTCATCCACTGCTCCACTTCCGTTTTCAGTTGCTGGGCGTTCTCCCGGCGTTCTTCCAGGATCTTTTCCTCGTGTCGCAGTCTACTATCCTCCTCATAAGTGAACGCTGTTCCCGCGATCTTGAAGTGCTGCGGGTTGTACGGAAAATCCGGATTGCTCCCGGACACGTTTGTCTGCACGATTGTCTGCCTTTTCTTTTTCAGCCGTCTAATGTCCTTTTCCGTCTCTTTGATCAGCTCGCACGCGTCTATGTACTGCTCCAGAACCTTTTTCTCCATTGGAATCACCTCCCCATGTATGTTCTCTTCCGGTTGTTCTGTCTCTCATTCTGATCTCAACCAACTCCAAATGCGACACGTTCAAAACCTCCCGTACAGCCTTGACCACACTCCAGATCTGTCTCGGCAGGCGGGCGGCGTTTCGAATTGCCCTGTCCGCTGTCGGATCACGATAGCCTTCACTGTTCATATTCAATCCTCCTATTTTACGCAAATCTCAACTGCTCCTGGCTGTCATCAATGTTAAGGTTGGGCACCCGCACTCCTACTTTTAGATACGGGCAGTTTGCTTCTACCAGCTTTTGCGCCATGATCGGCACCACGCTGTTCCCAATCCGCGCCACCTGCTTTGCAATCGGGTACGGTTTCCAGTTGTAATCCCGATCAATGATATAATCTTTCGGGAATCCTTGCATCAGCTTCAGTTCTTCCGGTTTCAGCATTCGCAGGAAGATATCCTTCAGAATGTATTTTTCTCCCTGAATATCCAGCACCACATTAACCAAACCAAAACGATCCTTCGTGGTGATCGTATCCAGTGGCCTGTCAATGCCTTGGCAGCTTCCGCCGGATCCGTAATATTTAATCAGGAATGCGGATATCAGCCCGAAGTGCCCCGGCGATGTTGTAATCGTATGCAATGGCTCATCGCAACCCTGTCCGATACCAGTCTTGTAATATTTGGTAATAAACGCTGTCACCAGCCCGTACCGGTTACTGGTATCAATGGTCTTGATCGGCTCCGTTAGAAACTGGCCCCGGGAATCTCCGGCTTTCGTCTCGCCGTGATACTGGATGAGAAAAGCAGTCACCAGACGATTGTGATCTACGGTGGTAATTGTGCTGCAAGGAGAATGCAGGTCACTTCCACAACCTTTATAGTTTCCACCATATGCTTTATCCAGATACGACAAAAACAGCTTTTCTCCATCTTTTACGATATATGGATTCGGATTTTCCACGATATATTTCCGGATTCCATTCGCGATACGCTTCATAGTCGCGTCCGCCAGAGGCTTTGGCCTATCAAATATGGATCGTCCAAAATCTGACCAGTCTATGTAGTCGCCACAGGCTTTCCACCGTGGCTCTCGATCCTTGAAGTGAGTCGGTGCCGGCCATACAATCTCACGTCCGTCTCTCCGGAAGATTGCGTACCAGCGTTTCCGTGTCGTGGGTGCTCCGTAGTCTGCTGCTATCAGTTCTCTGCACTCAAACATATATCCAAGAGATTTCATTGCCATAATAAATTTTCGATAGTCCTCTCCACGACGTTCCTTAATCGGATGACCATTACTGTCAAGCGGCCCCCACTGTTGTATTTCCTCTACGTTTTCCATCAGGATCACGTCCGGCAGAATTGCTTTAGTGTGTTTGTAAACAGCCCACGGAAGAATTCTCAATCCTTTCTCCCGTGGTTTACCGCCTTTTGCCTTGCTATGGCTTGTACAGTCCGGCGACGCCCACATCAGAGCCACGTGCCGGCCTTTTACATATTTCTTCAAGTCAACCTTAAAAATATCTTCTGTTAGATGCAGCGTGTTCGGATGATTCGTTTTGTGCATCAGGATGGCATCCGGATCGTGATTAATCGCAATATCTACCGGTCTCCCCAGTGCCATCTCGATGCCGACGGAGGCGCCGCCCCCGCCAGCAAAGCAGTCAATAATCAGATCCTTCATTGTTTGACCCTCTTTTCGAGAAATTGTTTTCTTTGATATTTTTCATTTTTTTCTTTTGCCCCGGCCGGAGGCTGGCTCCTTTCTGTTTGTTCTACACTGTCATTTTAGCTCCGCACTTCGGGCAGAACTTCCATTTTGCTTTGATATATTCTGTACTGGATCTTCCTGTTTCAACGGCATCATAACTCTCAACCTGAAAGCCACAACCAGAGCATTCAGCATGGATATAGTCGTTGTGCTCTTCTCTACTTTTCCACTTTGCTTTTTTCATTCTTCCCATGATTCCTGCTCCATTCCGTAAGATATTCTTCCTGCTCCCGGTCCTCTTCCGGATCCTTCGGACGCTCTGCCCGGTTCAGCAGCCACGCCACCGCACAGATGATCCCCCCGCAAAACACGATGATTCCAATCACTGCCATCTACTCCTCCTCTCTGCCCTTCCAGCAGCGTTCCAGTTCTTCTAGGACTGCAATGCATACCCGGTCTACAAAATCCCCATTACCGAATGATTTCGCAAGCTGAGAGCATTCCTGGACGCTCTCAGTATAGTCCTGTTCTTTTCCTGGCCGATTATAATACTTCTTGAAAAATCGCCAGACCTCTGTAAAGAATTTAAAATAATTCATCATGGTAGCTCCTCAATCCGGATATAGATACCAGGCTTCTCCGCCCAAAACTTTTCAGTAATTTCAGATGCCACCAGCGCATCATCCTTCCAAAAGCCTACCAACGTCATGCAGTCTTTTAACATCTTCTGCAGGTTATCGGTGTCAGGCTTTGTGATCCTGTACTCTCCGTCCTTATGTCCATTCTTCGGGAAACACCACTTGGTAATCAGCCTTACGCCCGTTCTGTACGGTGCCATAATGCGATACTTGTACAAGTTGCCAATCAATTTCTCCTTAGCAGCTTTCAGTTCCGGCGGATCATAGAACACAGGTCTGCCATTCACGATTGTGACCTTGTGCTCCTGGTGTGTTATTGTTGGCGGTTCCATCGCCATAAAAAACTCTGTCATTTTTCATCATTCCTTTCCTGCGCGTCTGTGCTGGGTGGGTATGCTCCTAACCCGTTGTGGGGGCGTACTCAATCGCCCCACACTTAGGGTGGGCATGCCCGCACATTCCCGCCCGATTAGGGTATATATTTATATACAGGTGCCGGGCGGGCATTCCTGTCACCTAAAAAACATGGTGTCGGGCAACTTTCTGCCCGATGCCCGTTACCATGATCGCGGGCATTCCCGTTACCTATGTTGTTTTAGGTGTCGGGCATTTGCCCATGACCTAAAATGTTTCAGGTATCGGGCAAATACAACGTGTATCTTTATTTACCATAAATCCGATTTCTTTTAATGAATTTCGAACCGTTTTTTCCTCCGGATATTTCTCGCCGGTTGCTTCTGCATCCGATTTCAGGACTTCATACAGCTCCTTTACCGTCGGATATTTGTCCTCATGCGTAAACCGGAAATTTTCTATCGCCATCTTATATTTTTCCTTTTTGGCTTTACGCGCTTGCTCTCCTTGTTTCTTTCTGGCTTCTCTACCTTTCTGCCATGCCGGTTTGTCTGCTTCCAGTTCAAGATCTTTCAGCACGCCGATCTGATCCAGGCAGTGAACCGGATACTCAAACCACATGTTGACCGGTTCGAACTTTGGAAATTCCCGAAGTGTCCCTTCGATTCTCCATGCCGTATGGGCCTGTACTGCCGCTTTTGTCTCGGTGATCTGCTTATCCAGGGCTATCTTCTGCCACCGGTCCAGATGCGCCTCGCAGTAGCTCATCATCTGCGCACTGCTCAGTAAATCGTCCTGTGAAAGATCATCCTCCCACTTGAAATGCGCATCCAGATAGTCCATACACGCCTTGCAGATCGCTTTGTTTTCTTCCTGTTTCATCAGTGCTTCCGTAGGTTCCAGTTCGATCAGATCCAGCAGGGCATCCGGATCACGGGCAAATACACCGGAGCCAGAAGCACGGTCCATAGATTTCTTTCCGCCCTGGTTTCCTTTACTGTGATGATGGCAATAAATCACCGCGCATCCAAGCTCTGTGCAGACTTTATCAAATTGGTTACAGAAATTCGCCATCTGATCCGCGCTGTTTTCATCTCCCGTTATGACTTTATAAATCGGATCAATAATAATAGCCACATAGTTCTTCTTCGCAGCACGCCGGATCAGCTTTGGTGCCAGCTTATCCATAGGGACTGATTTACCACGCAGGTTCCAGATATCAATATTCTGCAGATTATCCGGCGTAAAGCCCATTGCTTCGTATACATCCTTAAAACGGTGCAGGCAGCTTGCCCGGTCAAGCTCCAGATTGACGTACATGACACGTCCCTGTGCGCAATTCCACTGCAGCCACTTCTTTCCTTCTGCTATGGCTATACACAGCTCAATCTGCAGGAATGACTTTCCCGCCTTGGATGGACCGGAAATGAGCATCTTGTGGCCTTTTCTCAGGATCCCATCAATCAGACACGGCGACAGCTCGGGGAGGTTATCCCATACACTTTCCAGCCCTTCCGGCTCCGGCAGATCATCGTTGACACCCTCAATCCATTCGTACCATTCATTCCAGGACTGTTTTCCGATGTTGGTATCTACGATGAACTGTTTCTTTTCACCACGCTGCACTCCTGGCATTCTGGAAAGTCTCGATGGATTCCGGTTCTGTGTATCCACGTCGATTCCGTTTTTCTGGCAGACTTCATACAGATAATCAACCCGTTTTCGATACTCGTTGTAATCTGCCGCATCTATCCGCACAATAGCATGCAGGCTCTTTTTTCCGGAATATACCAGGCAGGCGATCGGAAGTTCTAGCTCCCGCAGGATAGCATTCTGCTGTTCCAGCTCCATATGATCTGACTCTACTAAAGCATACCGGTACTCTGTTACATTTTCATTTTTACAGCCGTTTCCGTCCAACGGATTGAAGCGGATCCACGCCCCCGCTTCCGGATTGTAGTCACCAAGTACTGCGCCAATGTCCCCTTTACAGTCGTTCAGCAATTCAATCAACTGTCCGGCAGTACGGTCCCAGCTGCCTTTTTGTGGCAGCCAGCGCGTACCTTTTTCATCTGTCTTTTCCCAGCTTCCAGTGACGTATCCTACGTTTTCTCCTGCTTCAAACAGTGTTTCCAGATACGTGATCAGCTGCTCCGCCGGATTCCAGTTGGAAGGCTCCTGTATCTCTTTCCCTTCCAGCCAGTTTTTATCCACAACAACACGATCACTGTCCACCGCGATACTGTCGTTCCAATCCAGTTCATGGCCCTTCTCCGGAACCCATCCATGATCCAGGGCAAGCTGTACGATCGTGCCGCCGGTTACCGGTGAGGATGAGCCGGAAAAGGTTCTCCATTTTTTCTCACATTCATTTGTATGATATCTGCCGTAATCTTTCTGGCTCCAGGCATCCCACACAGAAACCGGATACCCTTCCTGTTTCAGAGCCATTCCAACAGAACACCATTCCTGATAAGTAAGCTCGGATGGATTGATATGTTCTATAATTTCTGTAAGGCTCGTCCTCTGTTCCATACTCTTTAAGCTCCTTTATATTCTCTCGGGTTGATATCCATTGGAATCCGCCAGCCATTCGCTGCGATCCTGTCGATCAGATTCTTTGCTGTTTCAAACTGCCAGGTTCCTACATGCTTTCCAGAAAACGGATCTGTTTTGGTGTCGTCAGCCCCTCCGTGCGTCTTTTACTCAATCGATCCAAGATCTTTTCTGCTTTTCCTGCATTCTCGATTTCATCCGGCATAATGCCCAGCTTTTCCAGTGTCTTTTTCTGCTTCTCAGATGGCGGTCCCATTTCCCACCCAAAAGAGGGAACATAGCTGGACAGGTCTTCCGCCTGGATGGACATCTCAAACTGCAGCGGATCCACCAGTTTCTTTTTGCGCTTCTTCATTTCTGCAAGCTGCTTTGCTAAAGCTTCTTCTCTTTGTGCTACGACATCCTCAGATGCTTTCTGTTCTGCTTCTTCTAAGTCAACCGGCATGCCTGCTTCTTTTTCCAGATTTTCTGTCATCTGCTGGGCTACTTCTTCATTTTCGCAGATCAGGCTCGCCGGATGGCACAGCTCATGCCGCTCTGTGTGCCACAAAAAATCAAGCAACAGTAGATGGTCTTTTCCTGTTTCCGGGGACAATCGGGTACCGCGCCCCACCATCTGACAATACAGGCTCCGCACCTTGGTTGGTCTGAGAACCACAATACAATTCACAGACGGGCAATCCCAGCCCTCTGTCAGGAGCATCGAATTGCACAGCACGTTATACTTCCCGGCATCAAAATCTTTCAGAATTTCAGCTCTGTCCTGGCTGTCTCCATTTACTTCTGCCGCCCTAAATCCATACTGATTCAGCAAGTCACGGAATTTCTGGCTGGTCTTTACCAGCGGAAGGAATACCACTGTTTTCTTATCCATGCAGTATTTCTGCATTTCTTCTGCGATCCCCTGCAGATATGGATCCAGTGCGGTGCCGATTTCGCTTGCTTTAAAGTCTCCAGCCTGCACTGATACACTACTCATATCAATTTTGAGCGGAATAGTCAGTGCCTTGATTGGGGACAGATACCCTTCTTTGATTGCTTTTGGAAGCGTATATTCATAGGCCAGCGATTCAAAATAAACTCCAAGATTCCGCATATCGCCGCGGTCCGGTGTCGCTGTTACTCCCAATACATGCGCATGCGGGAAATGCTGCAGCACTCTCTGGTAGCTGTCCGAAATACAGTGATGGGCTTCGTCGATGATGATTGTATTAAAATAAAAAGGATCAAAGCTGTTCAGGCGTTTTTCTCTCATCAGTGTCTGCACAGAGCCAACTACCACGCGGAACCAGCTCCCCTGACAGGAACTCTCTGCCTTTTCAAGCGCACAGCCAAGACCGGTTGTCTTCATCAGCTTATCTGCCGCCTGTTCCAGCAGTTCCCCTCTGTGTGCCAGGATCAGGACACGATCACCCTGCCGGACACACTCTTCTGTTACTTTAGCAAAAACTACTGTCTTTCCACATCCAGTAGGAAGGACCAGCAGGGTTTTTAACACCCCGCTGTCCCACTGTTCAAAAATAGCTTCTTTTGCTTCTTTCTGATACGGTCTCAGTTCCATTTAAAATCTCCCTGGCGTAAATGCTGGCTTATCCGAGTCTTTCGGATACAGCTTTTCGATGTAATTGAACTTCTTATTTGGATCTTTGATTCCCGGCTTCACGCCGATTTTTGCTCTTGCCGTTTTTCCCGGAAGTGAATTCCAGTCCATTCTGAGCTCTTCGCCCTCTTTTTTCAGGCCAACACCACGGAACAACTCCGACAGCTTCCATTCCAGACTGCTATGTAAGATATAGTTCTCGCGAATTGTAATCTCACGGTCTTGTCCGTGTACAATAAAGTACACGACTGCCATATTGCATGGCGGGAGCTTTCCTTCTCCTTTGGATCTGCTGCGGTCATATTTCTCGATGGTTACGTTGTAATCCCCCTCCGGGATTGGATCAAAGTTCTGGGAATCCTGTTTAATAGAATCATCCCATCCAAGTTCTCTTCCTTCTACTGACATAATCGTTTTCCTCCTTAATTAAATGGAATTTCCTGTTTTTCTTTCATTTCTTTGATTGCAGCATAGACCTGGTCCCAGCAGGCTACCAGAAGCCCCTCGATAATGCCAGGATTTACGACATCGTAATCTTTGATCTTTGTGCCGACCGGAACATACCCTTTCGCTTCTACGACGTTCTCCACGTCCCATTCATCTACGTGATAAGTTTCCATCAGGTCTCGCAGTGCCTTCGGGATTTCCGGATCCAGACTGTTCTCCCCTGCAGGATCCGGCGTTTTAGGCGGCTCATCCAGTGGAAGATTCATCTGTTCCCCAGTTACTTCTTCTGGCGTTGTCGGCTTCGGAGCTTCCGGAACGGGCTCAGGAGCTGACGCCGTTTTAGGTACTTCTGCAGCTTTGTACGGTTTCATATCTGCGGAAGCTTTTCCCTGTTCTATAATGCTCTGAATGACTTTGTAGTCAAACGGAACCTCATCCGGCAGACCGAAACGGTTCTTTGCATCCCAGCAGGCGTTATGTGACGTGTACATGACACGCTCACCGCCCTGCGCTTTCCTCTTCTTTCCCTTGTCATCAACTGCAATGGAAAACGTTTTGTAGTTGGCAAACAGCAGCATGTCCGCCCATTCCTTGATCAGCGGCGATGTCTGGGATGTTGTTTTCTTTCCAAGCTTCAGCTCCCATCGGTCATAAGCTCCCAGCTCATCCGGCTGTTCAAATTTTTTAATCTGTGCATGTGCTGTAAGAACTACATTGACGCCAGCTTCCACAACTTCTGAAAGCCGATTCAGGAACCGGCCAATCTCCTCTTTTACGTAGGTATAGCCGTTTCCATATCCGAAGTCCTCGATGCCGGATTTGCGGTGTTTATCGCAGATATACTGGATGCACATAGACTCTGCCCAGTCGATCGTATCAACCACCAGCGTTTTACACACATCTGGATGCGTCCGGATGTAGTCTACCTGATCCAGAAGATTCTGCCAGCTCGTAGCCTTTGGCAACCGTGCTACATCCATTGAATTTGTACTGCCCTCGGTATCAATGAATACTGGATCCGGGAATTTGCTGGCAAACGTAGATTTACCAATTCCTTCCGGACCATAAACCACAACCTTTTTTGCACAGGGAATAACACCTTTGATAATTTCCATTAAAATACACCTGCCTTCCATGATTTCTGCTGTGGCTGTTCAGCCTGCGCCTGTCCAACCACATAACCGTCTTCGATGATGATGCTGCACTCATCACCGGTACTTACCCTGGTAGCGATCGCCTGCAGCCCTTCGCCCTCCAGCCAGGAACCAAACTCCTGCAGTGTCTGCAGGTCCATTTGTTCCAGCTTGTCCAGGAGAACAAAGCCACACTCCGGATTTAATTTCCGGACAATGGCTGTAGATACCATCAGCCGCTCAGAGCCGGACATGTTGTCCCATTTCTGCCCTTTATACACCAGCTCACCTTCCTTTACAGACAGATCTGGAAGAGGCAGCTCTGCAGAAGAAAGCAGGTTTGCTTTCTTTTCCCGGACAGAAGTAATTTTCTCTGAAAGTTGATCATACTGACGACGGTATTCTTTTGCATCATCCTCCGCCTTCTCCTTGTCCAGATTTGCGCGTACCATTCGATTGATTTCCTCAATATTGGAAATGCTGTCTTCCAGCTCCTTGGTAGACTGATCGACCAGATCAGCGGCCGACTTTTCAGCAGTTTCCAGATCTTTTACCAGCTGCAGATGATGCTGCTTTGCCGCCTCCAGCTGTTCCGACAACCGTTTCACTTCGTCGTAGGCGCGTTTGGTCTCTTCCCGGATCTTTCCGGCCTGTTCTCTTTTCCGTTGATTCTCGCCGTTCTGAGCGAGGATGTCCTGCTGCTGCCGAATCAGTGCAGATGGGGAAACCAGATCCTTTGGAGCATCCGGATAATACGGCTGTTCTTTGGCGAACTTTTCTTTCTGATCCGCAGTCCGGCCGATGTACAGCCGATCCTGATACAGCTCTTTTTCTTCTTTCTCTAACTCCGCCAGCTGGTTACCAACGCCGATGATCTGCAGCAACGTCTGTGCTTTTTCCTTCCCGGAGCTCTCCATGAACTTCGGAAGATTCAATGCCAGAGACTCGACAAAAGTGTTTAACAACGACTGTCCGGCCTTCTGACCGCTTGGATCCGTTACCTTCAACGCACTGTTCTTGCCTTTACGTTCAACGATCAGACCGTTGTTCAATACTATTTTTAAGTTTGGCGGGATGATGGATCCATCACGCGTTGCATCTGATGGTCTGAAATTTTCGCCACCCAATGCCCACGCAATGGAATCCAGCACCGACGTCTTACCCTGGTTGTTTCTGCCACCAATGACGGTCAGGCCGTTTGCCGTCGGTTCCAGTTTCACTGCTTTGATTCGCTTGACATTTTCAATTTCAAGCTTATTGATTTTCACTGACATCTTTCTTATCCTCCTTGTCTTTGTTAAAGTAATTCCAAACCGTCCCCGCACTGCAGCCCATTTCGTCTGCAATCTTTTCATAGGACCATCCTGCGTTTCGAAGCGCCGTCATCTTTCCAGTGTCCAGCTTCCTTTTCCTGCCCTGTCCTGCAGGGCGCTTCGGGGGGGCGTTGGTTTTGCCTCTGCTTTTGGCTCCGGCTCTTTCTTCTGCTTCTCTTCCGCCTTGGCCTGCGGCTGTTTCATGACCGCAAACACAGCACCAGCCTCTGCGGCCGCGCGGGCATCCTGCATGGTCATACTGCTGATGGCAACCGGATGCATGACATAGATATCATCATGCATTCCGTGCATCGTCAGATCCACTGCCTCCGTGTATTCAACAATCTGCATCATTCTCACCCTTCTTTCAACGACCCCGAGCGAATCCACGCCGCAAACACCTCGTCCCGGCGCTCTTCTTCCCACTCTTCCTGCTCCTCGCGGCACTCATCGACGTAATCGCCGATTTTCTTACCAGCGAACGCAAGAAAGAACATTCCGGCTCCCAGGGCGGCGCGGCCCCACATATCCGAATCCACGCCGCCGATGTAGATCCATGTGCCAACCGCGCCGATTGCCAGCGCCACTTTATCTGATCTCTTCATTGCTGACTCCTTCCACGCTCACTCCTTCGATCTCTGAAAAACGTTTTGCGTTGATGAAATACACCCAGTGTTCCGATGTTTTGATTCCATATCCCCAGGGGAACACGCCCTGCTGGAGCCCTTTTCGTACGGTCTGATGATTAATTCCCATCATCCGCGCGGCATCCATGACACTCAGGCGCTGGATAATGCATTCTTTCGATTTCTTCATTGGAAGTGTTGCCGTCCGGTCACTCGGTTTGGAAAAATAGTCCTCTTCCAGACCCAATGACACCGCAATATCGCGCTGCTGCTCCTCGGACGGAATCTGCTTTCCGGAAATGTACTGACTGATTGATGCCTTGCTTTTTCCAGTCATTCCCGCTATCTGCGTCTGTGTAAGATTCAATTCTTTCACGGCTTTTTTCAATTTTTCTGAAAAACTCATTGCCTTATTACTCACTTTCTGCTACGATGTAGCTGGTTTATTTGTGTGTCCCATGGGAACTGGTCCTTCCTGTGGGACTTTTTCTTTTTATCCCGCCTCTTCTGTTCCAAGGTACTTGTTCAGGAAATACTGCTGGCCTTTTCCGGTCACCTTCGTGGTTTTAGTCATCCGCACGCTACCGTCCGGATTAGAAATCACAGTCTCTTTGATCTGGAAAAATCCATTTTCCACGTATTTCTGCTTCGGCATGTTTCGGCTGGATCCAGTCTTCATAAGATAGCCTTCATTACGGAGCTGTTCGAATAATCTTTTCTGTCCGGTATCCACGCCGTTCTGGCGTAACAGCTTGGCCAGATCCCCGATCAGGATGGAGCTGTTGCTTGCACTCACCGCGTCGGCGAAGATTTCTTTCGGACGCATGCGCTCATTGTCCTCAATCAGCTTCTTGTTATCTTCTTTCAGATTGTCAATGGTTCTGTCTGCGAGCTTCAGCGCTCTTGCCATCACCTGCTCCGGAGTGTTCCAAGCCTTTTCCAGATCAATGAAATACTGGCGGTACTGCTTACCTTTCTCGGATCGCTGGATCATGCAGATCTGTTTTGCCATATCGATGGAGATTTCATGGTCAATCATATTCTGTCCACCGTGACTCTCGCTTTCCATTTTTGGAAAGCAAGTTTTAAAGTCTATTTTTTCTCTGAATCCATATTCACACATGCGATTAAACCATGTTGTAAAATTGCTTTTGACCTCTAATGCTTCATGTAGATCTCTTGCTGATACGGTCAGCTGTTCTGCCTCGTAGTTAATTTTTAACAACTCGTTCATCTAATTCCTTCTTTCTATCTTTATTTTTGATTTTGTGTTATACTTCTTTCAAAATATTTTGAAAAGGAGAATTGTCATGAATAGTGATGTAACCATTATCCAATCTCGCTTTCACTACACCGAAAAAGCATATGTGCCAAACACTTCGAACATCGTAGTTATCATTGACGAGCTGATCAAATTGATGGAACCGTATTTTCACAAACAAGCCTCTACATTCCGACTTATAAATGATATTCGCTTTGATCACCCAGAAACCGCTTCTACTTACGATAAAATTCATATCTGCTGTATGGACACTTCTTGGTCTCAAATAGCCTATCAATTTTCCCATGAATTCTGTCACCTTTTAATTGGAAATCCAGTTCCACAAAAGATGCGATGGTTTGAAGAAAGCATTTGCGAACTTTCCTCTTTGTTTTTCATGGAACAGCTGGCCATTGTTTGGGCGAAAAGTGGAATCCTCGGTCATCCCGAATACGCAGGATCTTTTATCTCCTACTGCGATAATCGCATGAATTCCGTATCTAACCTTCAAAATCTTTTGGATGTCTCCGATCCATCTTCTAATATTTGGGTTCATGCTGTTTCCGAATGCTATGACAGAAATTTCAATTTGCAAATTGCCAAATTACTTCTACCAATTTTTCGCAAATACCCTGCATTATGGGAAACTGTTCCCCTTTTAAGCAGGTTACCAGAAGATGAAAGCTCACTTACTCGGTATTTAAGTTATTGGAGCATCCTTTCTGGAGAATCATTCCGGCAGCCTTTTGTAGAACTCGCTGAAACTCTTCATTGTTCCATATAAGACCAATTTACCCACTGATTCTCACGCCATAACCAAAACTCAGCCGCGCCACCGTTGTAATAGATATAAACTTTATATCCTGTTACCTCTGGTGGCTCTGGTTTCCCGCCAAGCAAGATCTCTTCTCTTTTCGCCATGAACTGATGCATAGCAAAAGAAATTGTTTTTTCAAGCTGTGCATAGTCAACGCCCATAGCTCCCGGTGCTCCCTTAGGGCATCCGTAATTCTTGAACGTGTTCATGTAACTCACCTTCTTTCTTTTTTCTGTCATCCTGTTTCTGGCTTACCATGGCTTCTCCCATACCCAAGAGATAACCCTTGTCAAAATCAGACATTTTAGGAATTGCCGTTGCGATGGTTTCCAGAATCTGTTTTTCTTTTTCTGACATCTCGTTTCACTTCCTTTCTTTGTTGGTATATTGCAATTATATGCTGGCTAATTTCATTTGTCAATAGTATTTTTGATATTTACCAACTTTTTGCGATTTACCAACTTTTTATATTGATTTTCTATTACTCCTGCGTTATAATCAAAATCAAGAAAAGAGGTGAACACTTAAATGTATAAACGTCTCAAAAAATTAAGGAACGAATTGGAAATGACTCAGCAAGAATTTGCTGATGTGTTAGGAACAGCACGAGGAAACATTAGTGCTTATGAAGTAGGAAAAAATGCACCCAGTGATGCTGTTATCTCTCTTATATGTAAAACAGACTTTCCCAAAGGAAGAGTCAATGAGACCTG